ACTCGTGACCATGGACTGATGCGTGGGCAGTATTTGTTTACATTAGATAACTATCATGCCAATATTGATGTGATAGATAATAATGTAAGTGAGACTCCTGCCGAACACAAGAGTCATAATTGTATTGCACTAGAGAATGGTCAATTTGCATTGTATCCTAATAACAGGATGCGTCTGTATGACCTCTCTATCACGCCTGAAGCGCCCCGTTTCCCTGATTTCAAGGTATCTACCATAGAATACCAAGTAGAGGCAGGAATTGACTGGGGACGCTTAGGCGACACTGATGATTATTACTGGGAAACTGATGCTGAACGAAAACTACGGACGGAGACCACAAATGGACAAGAGAGTGGACAAGAGTGAAGACTTCAAGGAGTCGGGTATGACTCTTATTACTGAAGTTGATAGCGAGAAGTATTTGCGAAAAGCACAAAAGATGAAAGATGTTAAGGAAGGTGAAATCTTTGACAATCAGGAAGAGTGGGCAGATGGGTTCTGCGGTAAGTGATAAATAAAAACAGCCTATTGCTGTGTCTAAATGCCGACCTTTCAGACATTCAAAGATCTGAGTGTTACGTTTAAGAAGCATCCTGTTACCGATGATTTGGTAACAGTGAAGGATAAGGCTGCGATTGTGCAGTCTATTTCTAATTTGCTTCTTACAAATAAAGGCGAGCGTCCGTTTCAACCAAATTTAGGATCTAATATCCAAAAAGTTCTTTTTGAACCCATGGATTATGCATCTGCAGCTCTCATTAAACAAGAAATTAGGAATACTCTAAAAGTATACGAACCAAGGATTTCTGTGGAGAGAATTTATTGCGAACCTGATTTTGACAATAATGCATATCAAGTTGAGTTGCATTTCAAAATTGTTGGAAGAGAAGATGCACCAGTAGCAGTAGACTTCTTCTTAGAGCGTACACGATAATGCCTTATACTCAGGTTGCCAATTTAGACTTTGAAGATATCAAAGTAGCTCTCAAAGATTACTTGAGAGCACAGTCGGAATTTACTGACTATGACTTTGAGGGATCGGCATTATCCACGCTGATTGATACACTCGCCTATAACACCTATTATACGGCGTTTAACACTAATATGGTAGTCAATGAACTATTCATTGATTCTGCCACCTTGAGGGACAACGTAGTAGCGATTGCGAAGCAACTAGGGTACAGACCCAAGAGTGCTACCTCTCCTACTGCGTATGTCTCTTTTACTGTAACTTATACTAACCCAACAACTGATACTGAGCTGATTCTCAAAAAAGGAACAGGATTCATTGCTTCTTATGATAACAATGTGTATCAGTATGTTGTACTTGACGATGTAAAGGCACAGGTTGCTAATAATGTTGCAACCTTTACCGATGTTGCTGTCAAAGAAGGAACGCAACTAACCAATACATTTACTGTTAATACAGCACTCAAGAGTCAAAGATTTATTCTTGACAACCAAAATATTGACACCAACACAATTAGAGTGAAGGTATTCCCTACTGGAGGCAGCTTCAGTGAACCATACCTTGTAGCAGATAACATTCTAGGTGTTGATGGCACATCTAAAGTCTTCTTCCTTGACGAGATTGAGGATGAAAGATATGAAATTCTTATGGGTGATGGTGTTTTAGGCGCAAAGCTAGAGAACAATGCACGAATTGAAGTTTCTTACCTCACCACAGCAGGTCCAGAAAGCAACGGAGTAAGAACATTTGTCTTCTCTGGTGTCCTTGAGAACCCAAATGGTGTGTCTCCTAGTGCATTCACGACCTCTATCACTTCTACTACCGCTTCTGCGGGCGGTGAGGAGATTGAAAGCACCCAGAAGATCAAATATACCGCTCCCAAGGCATACGGCACACAGGACCGTGCAGTGACCGCTCAGGACTATGAAGCAATTGTTCGCCAAGTGTATCCTGCAACTAGTGATATCATCATCTTTGGTGGTGAAGACCAAGATCCTCCTCAGTATGGTAAAGTCTTCATTGCATTGAAACCAAAGGATGCAAGCTACCTTACATCATTGACGAAGAGTGATATTGTTGATGAACTCAAAAAGTATGTGGTTGCATCGGTTGAACCACAACTAATTGACCCATCTATCTTGTATGTTGAGTTAAGTAGCAAGATTTACTACAACAGAAGTTCAACTGATCAGACACCAGCTCAAATTAGAGACAAAGTTATTGGTAGTGTCCAGTCTTATCTTGATACTTCTGACACTGAGAAGTTCAATGGTAAGTTCAGATACAGTAAAATGATTGGTGTTATTGATGATGCAGACCGTAGCATCAACTCTAACCTAACAGAAGTTACAATGAGAAAGGATTTCTATCCTTCTTTGAATTCAACCTTCTATTATGAAGTATGTTTCCAGAATGCATTTGACAGTGATTGTGATGATCCAGTCCTGTCCAGCACTGGTTTTAGAGTCACTGAGTATCCAAACTTTGATGTATACGTTGAAGACAGAGGTGGCAAAATTGTCCTATATAGACTAGATAGCGTAACTGGCGAAAAGGTTGTCCTTGACAGCGAAGTTGGCGATATTGATTATGTAAAAGGTGAATTGAAAATGTATGCTCTGACTATCATTAAGGGCAGTTTCTTTGACAATCGCATTTCTCTGAGAGTAAAACCACTTTCTAATGATATCAAGGCAGTCCGTGAGGTCTATCTTGACGTTGACGTTGCTAATTCCTCGTTCACTGCATACAAAGAGTAAGTAAATGCCTGCTGTAAAGACTAAGAGAATTTCCACTCTCATTGAGACGCAGCTTCCTGAATTCATCAGTACAGAGTATGAACTTTTTAGTAAGTTTGTACAAAAGTATTATGAAGCACAGGAGGTCCAAGGTGGCACGTTGGATATTATCAACAATATCCAAAAGTATGCCGATATTGACTTCTACGAGAAGGAGATTCTTACACAGCAAGATACTCTAGCAACAACCGTAACTGATAGCGATACAACTATCGTTGTTGCTGATGCCAGATCTTTTCCGAAGAAAAATGGATACATCCGCATTGACGATGAGATCATCTTCTATGCTACAAGGACCGACACAGAGTTCCAAGACTGCTCTAGAGGTGTTAGTGGCAACACATCTCTTGGTGATCTATATGAAGCAAGCAATTTTGCTAGTACAGATGCGGCACCGCATAATGCTGGGCAAAGGGTTCTCAATGTAAGTAACCTTTTCCTCTATGCATTTGTCAAAAACTTTGAGAATCAGTACCTAGGTTCGTTCCCTGAGAAGTATCTCAAGGGAGAAGTTGATAAGAGAACTCTTATCAAGAACATTCAGAAGTTCTACAAGGCAAAAGGCACTAAGAGCTCTATTCAGTTCATTTTCAACACTATTGTTGCGAAGGAACATACTAATAAGCCTGAGGTTTATAAACCAAGAGACTTTACATACAAAGCATCTGAATCTGACTGGATCAATGTTTATGCACTTAAGTGCAAAGTCGTCAGTGGTGATGTCAAGAATCTGATTGGTAAGAAAGTAGTACAACTAGAAACTGCTGAATATGGTTATGCCGATTCTGTTGTAGACAACGTATATGCTGATGGTACAGCAGATAACGAGCAAATCTTCAATATTGTACTAGCACCAGAAACTGTTAATGGTTCTTTCGCAGTTTCAACTAAGACCAAACTTGAAAGATCGGTATCAGGAACAGACAGCACTGGTGATAGAATTAATGTTTCTTCTACCCTAGGATGGGGTAAGAGTGGTTCTATCCTTATTGGAACAGAAACTATTACATTTAAAGAGAAGACTGTTACTCAATTCATCATTGATGACAGACAACCTTCTGGCGCTATTGCATATCCAGCAGGAACTGCTATTTACAAGCCTGTTACTATTACAGGTGCAGGAGTAACTCTTCTGACTTTTGGTGTTGTATATAACCTCAGACCAGAAAGTTCCCAACCATATTCTAGTCCTGGTGACAAGATTCAGGTTTCTAGTCCTGGATTTGAGACTGCAGATCCTAAGATTGTTAAAACTGGTACAAATCAGACCAGATGGTTATTAGATCAAGGAACAGCACCTGTAGTTCCTACACTACCATCCATTCAATCTTCTATCAGTCAGTTAACCACTGATGTATCTTCTATCTTTGAAGACGAACAATACTATTATATTACAAGTTCTACATATCCATCTTATAAAATTTTAGATGGTTCTACTGTTAATGAGACTCTGCTAGATCAGAGATTGCTTCGTATTATTAGAAAAGAAGCAACTACAACTACGGAGACTTATAAAACTCCTAGAAGAGATGTTGGCATCCTTCTAAACGGTGTCCCTGTCTACGGTTTTAGAGATCATGAAAGCATCCGTTTTGGTGAATTAGAAGAAATCAAAGTCAATACTAGAGGCAGAGGTTATGTAAAACCTCCTTTTGTTCTAGTTGACCAAGTTCCAAATAAAGCAAGAGCTGTACTTACTGGTCAGGTTATTGAAAGAATTATTGTTGATACAAATGATATCTTCCCAAGAACTCCTGACATTACAATTACATCTGGTAGAGGAGCAGAAGTTCGTGCTATTGTTACTGGTGGAAAAGTAACTAGTCTTGTTATTGATAATGCTGGCGAATTTTATTCTTCTCCACCAACAGTAAGAATTAGAGATAATGCAGGTAGAGGTAGATTTGCCGAGTATAACGCAATTGTCAATACCGATGGTAACATCACTGGGTTTGACAAAATTGCTGAAGGAAACTTCTACAATCAAAATACTGTCATTGTAGATATTATTCCTGTTGGACAGGATGCTACAGGTATTCCATTGCTTAAAGAATGGAACTTCAATAGATTTGAAAAACTAGAATCCAATCTTGATACAGAGTATGGATACATTTTCCAGAACTATAACAATGCTTTGGAATATGGTTATGGACACGTTGCTAATCCAAAAGCCTTGCGTGTTGCTCTGAATGACAATATCAGTAGTTCTGGAGCAGAACCTGCTACAAAGACACACTCACCTATCATTGGTTTTGCTTATGATGGCAATCCAATCTATGGTCCATTCGGTCATGAGGATCCATTAGATTCTACTTCTTCTATTGTAAGAATGACATCTGGTTATTCTTTAAACGGAAGTCGTAGTAATGGACCATCTATTACACAATACCCACTTGGAACTTTTAATAACGATTACACTTACACTCACAGGAGCGGAACGTTAGACGAGAACAATGGAAGATTTTGTATTACCCCAGACTTTCCGAAAGGAACTTATGCTTATTTCCTTACTATTGATAGCAATCAAGTACCGCAATACCCATACGTTCTAGGAGAGAATTTCTATTCTCTTCCAGTTGATAGTAATTACAATTCTAATATTAACCAAGACGA